TACTACAGATGCTAGTGCTCCGATAAGATATAATAGTGTTTTAGGCATTGTAACTTCTGGCCAAGGAACACATACTGTTTCTAATAAACTAAGAGATGATAATGGAGTATTTGATTCTAGCCTAGTTGGGCATATTGTTTACAATATAAAAGATGAAACCAATGCTAAAATTACTGCTGTAGATAGCTCAACTGTTTTATCTATAGATGATGATATTATGGCTGCTAATGAAGATTATATAATACAAAGTGATATGATTGAAATTGATAGAGTAGATTTTGACGGTTACAGTATTCCAAGGTTAAGCAATATTCCAGAAAAGAGAGATTTGACATGAGTGCTGCAGTAGAAGCTAAAACAGAAGCTTTAAAACATAGATGGTATATATATGATGGTAAACTTGCTATTGTTAAACGTATTACAGATGATGACACTACAGATTGGGGAGATCCCGATAAAAGTAAAGTAGTTACTTATTTTGGAACAAAAATAGATAGCACAGCTATGAGAGCTGGAACAACTGATATAAGTGTTCCTGATATACCAAATGAATTTCATAACGATCTATCTACTTATGTAGTAATGAAATTATATGAAATGAATCCTGACACAATTCCAGCTGCTCAATATCATAGAAAACAATGGGAACGAGCTAAAGCTAAGGCTAAGCAAAGAGCTAATAGAGCTGGTGATGGTAGTCAATATACAATTCAACAACATGAGTATTAATGCCTAAAAATGCACCAAAAGTAAGAGACGCTGAAGTTACAAGAGCCTTTGAGCATACTTATAAGGACATTAATGAATTAATTATGTCTGTTAATGGATTGTCTTCTAAATCTAATAGAGAAGGTTATAAAGGCAAAAATGGGGATATGCGCCTTTATAGGGATCTTAGAACTAAACAATATTTCTTTGAAGGTAGGTTTGATGATGGTTGGGCTCAAGTAGAACTAGATTTAGCTAAGAAAACGAATACAACTACTGTTACTACTAGCGGAGACAGTAATGTTCAATCTGATTGGAATGTTTCTGATAATACTAGTGATGCATTTATAAAAAATAAACCAAATGTACAATATACATCTGCAATACCTAGTATGGGATCAGGTAATAGTTATGCAGCTGGTTTAACACCCGCAGGTAGCGGAACCCATAGTGATACATATTTGCGTAAAGATGGAACTTGGGCTACTCCTATTAATACGACTTATTCTGTTATGGCAAGTGGAAATAGTTATGCAGCGGGCTTAGTTCCTGCAGGTTCAGGTACACACAATAACACATTTTTAAGAAAAGATGGTACCTGGGTTGCTCCTTCTTCTGGAATAGCATTAACAGATTTAAGCGCATCTGCACCTATAACATATGATAATAGTAGTGGTGCTTTTAGTATTGCAGACCACGCAGTTGCGTTAGCAAAGTTACCAGAAATAGCATCAGCAAGATTTTTAGGAAGAACTTCTAGTAGTACAGGTGATGTAGAGGTTCTTACAGTAGGCCAAGTAGGAACTTTATTAAGTTTAGATCAATATTTAACTGCACCAAGAACTGTTACAGCAGGTGGCAATACACTAGCTTCAAGCGAAACCCTTGCTTTTGTAGCAGGGTCTAATGTAACAATAAGTGAAAGTGGTGGTTCAGTTACTATAGCTTCTACAGATACTAATACCGATACTGTAGATATGGGAGATGGTTTTAGACTTGTTGACGTAGACTCTAACGTACAAGTTACTGAAAACAAATATGTTAAATTTAAAACAGCTTCAGGCGGTTCAGGGTTTGGAGATATAACTGGTGGAGATGGTAGTTCAGGTAATCCTTGGATATATCAATTACAATATACAGATACTAACACTACTTACT